TTTTCTTCAATAAGATATTCGGATAATTTTAACATTCTATTGTATTTATAAGATGATTATAATGTTATCATCATCTGTTTTCTGCGTCCTCCACAAAAATGTAAAAAGTTCGCAAACTCAGGAAAATCGCCCAACATAAGGTTTCCTTTAATAGCACTTGAACCAGTCCAATTCCATATGTTGTCTAGTTCAGTGACTCTATCTAAAAGGTTGTTTTTAGTCAACATTAATATCCACCACATTTCATCAATATGAATAAACTCATTCATTGTATGTTTATCAGGTTTGAATTCTGTAAATGGTAAAAAGTTTTCTCTTATCTCTTTTCTCATATTTTTTGTTGTAATCATAACACCTGTATTATACCATCTTATTTGCCCATCGTCAAAGTATGTAATATCAATTTCATGTTTATCAAAACAAACATGTATCTCGTTCCATGCACTACTATATTTTTTCATAAATGATGGAAAGTAGTTGCCTTTATATTCAGCACGTTCTGGCATACAAATTAATTCACCTTCAATGTCAAATATATTTGGTCTTATTTTATGAGGATAAACATCTGAGTCAACATAAAGAATTTTCTCATATTGGTCAAAATATGGATCTGTAAATATTTGATATCTTTCATAATAATGTGGGTATCTTAATCCTGTCGTTTCTTCATCAAGTTTTGCCTCTTCAACAAACATGTAATCTGCATCATGCCATTCAGCATATTCTATAAAACCTGATTGAGATATTTGAGCATGTGTTGGTTGATTGACAAGAATGTCATCTTTGAGAAGATGATGTTTATGTGGAATATTAACTTGAAAAACTAAATTCATTAATTATACTTATAAAGAATGCAGTGGTGTACTGTGTAAGTTGTAAGAAAAGAGAGAGTGTACACCACTGCAAGAAAATTGTTAATTGTTAGATTGTTGTCCCAACATAACTGTGCTCAATGCTTCAAGTTTATCTTGTGCATTAGCAATCTTTTCTAATTCTTTTTCTATTGTTTCTGAGTATTCAATGTGTTCAGCAACACCTTGTAAACTTGATAAAAATATGTCAATGTTAGTTTTTGCAATTGCAATATCATTTTCATACTTGCTTTTCAAGTTCTGTAATATCTCATTTTTCATAGTTTTCTCCTTATAATATTATATTCCAAAATATTGATATAACAGAAACGAATATGAATGCTTTTACAATATCTGGTATTTCACTACACAAGTCGCAAAAAACATTACCAAGTTCTTTTAACTTATCCATCATTACAAATATTCCTCCCAATTTAGATAAAGTTTATACAATATCTCTTGTAGTCTATATGCTTGTTGTTCCCATGGTTGTTTGCTATATGGAGTATCAGTATAATCTTTACCTTTCCAATATTGCTTAGTATGGGTGTCTTTTAATAACCTGTACGCATATTGCCAAACATGAACCATTTCGTGAATGACACAGGTTATAAAATCATCTTCTTTTTTTATCCTATTATCAATTTCAATTTCAAATTCTCTACTTGATAATGCCAGACAATATCCTTCAGCATCATCTATTTTCTTTAGATTGATATCGATGTCAAGAGTACGAAGTCTTGGCATCATGTAATCAATACACCAGAAAACTACATCTTCAACGAGTTCTCGTTGTTTTTTATTTCCACCTCTCACGGAAATAGTGTTCATTTTTATGACCTCTTATTTTTCTATTGAAAGACCAAGACCACCAATCGCAATCATAATCGTACCAGAGATACCATAAATTAAGGCATCTGTGATAGACATAGCATTTTCCAAACATTTACCATCGCAATCAGATCCTGCTGTTCCAAAGAGCATTAGAAACCCCATTACAATTATGGTATATAACAAGAATTTAATCATATTTTCTTCTCCTATTTATCTTAATTTAACTTACAGATAGATTATACCCTATTCGAGAAGAAATGTCAAGTGTTTTTTACAAATAAATACAAATTAAATTTCCTGTAAAATCAACAACTTGCCTTTTTACACCTTTAATCCACTGAAATCTTTCCTCCCCATAGTCTTGGTTGCCCATTTCATCTGGTCATCCTCCTTTGCTCGAGAACCAAATTCAGAAGTATCAAACACTGGTTTATCGTCTTCTTCGTTCATGACATCTTTTTGTGCAGTTTGTTCTACATCGAATAGACGCATTTTTGCACGATCTACCCCCACGACAAATCTTTTGTATATGCTCGGATCTCCATAACGATTCTTCAATTGCTTAACCATCATTTGTCCAAGTTCCTGTAGTTCTTCCGAACTAATCAATGCAAACATAAAGTCAGCAGTTGCAGGTAGACCAAATGATTCTGAAGTATCTTCTAGTCCAACATCAGAGTTACTGAACCCAGAACGAGTAGTCTGAGTTGCAGACATGATAGGAACATTGTATTCAACTGCCAGTCCACGCAACTCTTCAGCAATTGCTTTGACCAGAGTATATGAATTCACTTGTGCACCAGAACGAATACGACTTGACATACAAATGTTTAGATAATCAATATATATGATATCTGGTGTAAATTGTTTTTTGAGTTTCAACTCATTAATCAAATGTCGGAAATGTCCAGAACCAGCACTTGCTGTTGGATATTCTTTGACAATTAATTTACCAGAAGTATTTCCTCTAACCTTTGCAATCTTTTTATCATACATTGCTTTTGGTAGTTTTGATAATTCATCAAGTGTCACATTTAATAAGTTCGCATCAATACGTTCTGCAATCTTTTCTTCTGCCATTTCCATAGTGATGTATAATACATTTTTACCATCAAGTAAATTCGCTGATGCAAAGTGACACATGGCAAGAGATTTACCAACACCAGTTCCAGCAAGAATAATGTTTAGTGATTTCTTAGGAAGACCACCTTTTGTAATCTTGTTAAGATAATCAAGGTCAAATGGCAAACGTTCTTCAACACGATGATAGAAATTATATCGAGTATCAGAGTCATCTAAAAAGTCATGACCAACACTGGGATCGAAACTGACTGATAATGCATCTGATAACAGTTCAGGAATTTTTCCTTTTTCATCTCTTTGATTTCCATCGATTATAGAAATGGATTCTGTGATGGCATTATAGATTGCCCTTTCTTGACAAAACTTTTCTGTCTTTTCAATTAACCATTGTTTATCTGTTTCTTCATTATCAGAAGATAAATCAGTAATTAATCTACTACAGACAGAAAATTCTTCATCGTTGATATTAGAATTATTATCAAGTTCGATTACAAGTGCTTCTTTACTTGGTAGAGAATTGTATTTGTTAATAAACTTATCAATCTCTTCATAAACAACTTTATCAGTTCTTTCTCGGAAATATTCAGACTTTAGGTATGGAATTGTTCTTCTTGCATAATCTTCATCATTAATCAGATGCTTCAGTATTACCAGTTCCGTCCTGTCCATCTTGTTTTTCCTCCTCAGATTTCTTTAAATATTGTTCAACCAAATCGGTTAATATGTCACCAATTATAACCTTAAACTTATCTGAAGACAAGTCTTTATTTTCTTTATTTTCAAGTGTGATTGTATTAAATGCAAGAACAGTGTTATCGCCATCTTCTTCAAACTTCACAGTGTCATATTGATAGACTACACCAGCATAATCACTTTCAAGTAATCTTATAGACCAGTGTTTATCATGAAAAGATTTTTCATGTTCTATCATTTCATATTTTATAGGTTCTGCTCTCATGAATTTATACCCATAACCCAATTTTCTGCAGCATCTTCTGCATAGTATATTGAATGGTCACTAACATCACATTCTTCAACAACTTCATTATCTCGTATTTTCACTACATATGTTTTGTCACCATCTTTACGAATTGATGCCTTTCGATTAGCATATTCGCCATCACCCATGTACTCACTTATCACTGTCATCTTCTACTACCTCTTCTTTTTGTTCTCCATAATTAAATTCTTTTTTAGCACACTCTTCAAGTTGTTCCATGAGAGGAGCAAAATATTTTTCTGGATCTTCATTAATATTCTTACCAAAAACTTTTGTTCCATCTGGCAACTCATAACGAGTTGATACTTTTTTAATTACATTATATTTCTCTGCTAAATCTAACAGACCATAATAACGATCTAGTCCTTTATCATATGATAGTTTGACTTCCACTTGTTTATTTTCTTTTGTAAATCTGGATTTATGCATTTTCACTTTGATAATATTACCAACAACTTCAGTGCCATCTTTATCTTTTTTCTTAGACAACATAGCAATTGAAGATGCAGCATATTTCAATCCAGAACCACCTGAGATTTCTTTTGTTGGAACATATGCACCTACAACATCATAAACATGGTTTGTGACAAGCAGTGGAACATTCGCTTTTGCTAGTTTGAGAGAGAGGACACGAAATGTTCCTCGCAAGAGTTGTGCTTTAGTCATGTCTCTTGCCTGCTTGCCACTTTCGACATCTTCAAGTTCTTTCACTGAGGAAAGCATACCCAAAGAATCTAATACCATCATCATTGGTGGTTTATCATCCCCATCATTGTAGGAATCCAACATTCGTACTGCATTTGTACGAAATTCTTCGATGGATTGTGGTTCAGAAATAACAACACGATTAGTGTCAATACCTCTATCTTCCATCATTGATTTTGTTACTGCTGCTTCAGTGTCGAAATATATGACACCACCTTCTTTATTGTCTTCTAAGAATCGATGTATGACTCCAAGTACAAAGAATGTTTTACCTGTTGCTGACTCACCAGCAAATGCAGTAATCTTATTGTTAGGCACACCACCATATAAACTACCACACATTGCAGCATTTAAAATATATGAACCAGTGTCAATTGTGCCACTAAATTCAGAACTGTTCTCACCTTTTGCAAGAACAGTGGTATTTTCTATACCATTAATTATATTATTCAAAAAGGTCATATTGATTATCCTCCTCTCCTGATGTTTCCATCATTTTTTGTTGTTCAATGTCTTGTTCTATGTTTTGTGAAAAACAGAAGTTAATCACGGATCTGTTTTGTTCATAAATCGGATAAGTATGTGTATGCACAATATCAGAATCAAATAGGATTGCTGAACCTTTCCTTGCTGTAAACTTTTCACGAACAGTTAATTCTTTAGGATCTTTTGATATCACATCAGAATATCTTTCATTGTATATAATTGTTTCACCATCAGCACTATCAACATAATATAAAAGACTTTTATATCCTGGAATTTTAAAGTCAATATGTGGTTCAGCAATTGCATTTTCCCAAGACTGTGGTTTCCTTGTATTTAAATTTGCTTTAACACGTTGGAATTGACCAATAGATGATTCTGGTACTCTATCAAACATGAAGAAAATTAATCCACTAAACAAATCCAGATACTTAGTTTGTAGAGTTTCTTTTGGTGCACTGTTGTGCCAAATGTTTGTACTTAATTGTCCTTCATCTTTTATATCATTCCAAACACCACTAAATGTTTTTAGATAATCAGTAAACTTCTGTTCATTAGTTGCTGTGTTAGTAGAATAATTCCAAGTAAACATAGATGAGTAGATTACATCTTGCAATCTATCTGCAAACTGTTTAGGAATTAAATCTGGTATATGTATCAAGTCTTTCATTCAATATCTCCATTACAAGTTCAATCATTATACTACAATATGTATATGATGTCAAGCATTATATACAGAATCTAATTTATCTCTAAATTCTTCAATCTTTGCCATACGATCTTGACCATTCCATTTGATATAATCTTTTTCTGGATTTGCAGCAAGATTATTCAATAATGGCATAATCATGTTGTAAAGTGTGTCACACTTGTTCTGAACATTATCAAGATTAGTTGTTGTTTCTTTTGCTTCTGTGGTAACTTTTTGAACAATATCAAGTTCATCTTCGTTTACCATTGTGAAACCGAAATCAAAATTTTCGCTCATTACTTTGCTCCTCTGTTATGTTTTAATTCTTTATCAACCGAAAAAATCTTCCAGTGTTGATACATGTTCCACTTTCCATCCAATTTTATCATGAATGATTCTCAGTGGTTCTAGAAATGCTTTCTCAAACTGCAGTTCGTAGTCAATATACTTATCCATATCAAATTGTTTAGGAAGTGTGCTAATGATACTCAACACATTTTGTCCTGCAGGATTAGGTTGCTTCATATAGCAAAACTTAATCTTCTCTCCATCTTTGATAGTTTCGTATCTCTTATTTAGACTATGTTTGTGTATCATATGATTATAAACCATACTACCACGAACATGTATTGGTGTTGACTTTTGTATGTTTAATTGTTCCATATTATTATCACTATACTTTGACAACTCACTCACAGAACGAGGAAATGCAATCTCTTCGAATGGTAGTGTTTTAAATTCTTCTTTAAATTCTGCAATAAACTTTTGAACAGTAGATTCATCTGCATTCATAATCAATGCAAAACATTGTTTCATTTTTTCACGACATGCTGAAGGAGTTGAAGATTTAATTGCTTCAATTCCCATCATCTTGAGTTTTGGTTCAGCATAACGCACACCCTCTGAATCATGCACATTAAGAATATATCTTTTCTTTGCAGTCCAGATGCCCTTGTCTGCAATCACCTCACGTTTCATGAACATCTTTTGGTCATATGCATTCATCAGTTCAGCAAGTCTCAAATAACTTTTATCAATAAATGGTTCAACTTTTTTTTCAGCAACTTTGTCAAGAAAATCTACAACTCTTTTCTTGTAATCATCTTCTGACTCATCATCTTTTTTTGGACATACTTTTTGAACAAGTTTGTCAAAGGTGATGTATACTGAATCTGTATCTGATGCAAGAACATAGTCAATATCTTTTGTCTCAAGTAGATTGTTTAAATATTCATTCAACTCTTGTTCAATCCAACGAATAGATAATTGACCAGAAAGTGTGATAGATTCTGCCATACGAACATCAAAGAATCGGAAGTATTGATTACCCAATGCACCATATGCAGAATTCAATTGAACCTTTTTTGCCAATTGCATGTTTTTGTATTTGGAAATCTTTTTTATAAATTTAGGATCTTTTGTTTTCTCATAATTCTTTTGTGCCTCAATCATTTTCTTTTTATAAACCACTCGGTCATCATACATACGTTGCATCATTTCAGGTAAGAATCCTTGATGCTTTCTACTATAATGATATCCATTTGCAGATAACACATGGTCAATTGGATACTCTGGTATTTCTTTATTAAGTAATTCATCTACTGAGACATTTGAATGTATGCCATCTATAAAAGTATCTGGACTGATATTGTATTGCATAATCAAATGAGGATACAAAGAGTTCAAGTCAAATGACATAATCCATTGATGCATACCAACTTGAGGATCTTTTACATATGCTCCAGCATATTGTGTATTCTTTTTCTTGTCTTGTTTTGGTGGAATGACAATTTTCTTGTCATACAAATAATTATGGATAAGTGTGTCCCACATTCGCACTTGTGTCATGCAATCACCATAGTTTACTTTTGCATCATATGCAATCGTAAGTGCTTGTTCAATCAAACGCATTTTATCTTCCAGCATCTCAACAAGTTCAACATCACGAATATTATAATCAATAAACTTTTGATAATCTGTTTTATAAAGTTGATGTAATGTCTCAACTTCAGAGTAATCTAATTTTCTTTCATTCAACTCAACGTATGCAATGTGGTCTAGTCGATAAGACTCTTGCATAGAGTAAGTGAATTTACGATACAATTCCAAATAATCAAGTGTTGACATACCAATTAATTCATACTCTGTATTGTTTTGATTATTGATGTAAACTTTTCTTTCTCTAAACATTCCTGATGGAGATAATTTCTTTACCTCTTTGGAACTGAGAATCTTTTCAATACGATTGTGTAGATATGGAATGTCAAAAAACTTTACGTTCCAACCAGTGACAATATCTGCATCAATTTTTTTCCAGTAATCTAAAAATTTAGTTAACAGTTGATGCTCATTTGTACATTGAATATATTTGACATCGTCTCTTGTATTGTTATATTCACCACAACCAAGTACAAGATATCTTTTGTTGAATCCAATTGTAATTGCAGTTATAGGTTGACTTGCTTTTTCTGGTTCTGGAAATCCATCATCTGATGCAACCTCAATATCAAGTGTGATTGTTCGTACAATATCTGGATCCCATTTTGTAGAGAAGTTCTCATGTAAGCAAGTATAACCATACATGTTTGAACCATATACAGTGAAGTTTTCTATATCAGCATATCTATCGAAAAATTGTCTTGCCTCTTTGATTGAACCCATTGTTACAGGTTCAACAGAAATTCCATCCACAGTCTTCCATTCACTTTGTTGTTTTGTTGGAACATAAAGTGTTGGATTATAGTTGATGCGTTCGTTGAAACGTTTTCCGTCATCGTACCCACGCACAACGATCGCATCTCCATAGGAGTAAAAATTAGTATAGAATCTCATTATGAATTATTATATCTCAATAATTCATTCATGTCAAGTCAGTTATGCTATTCATTTTTTTCCTCTATCAAATGTTTTAAATCTGTTATCTTTTCTTGCTCTATTGCATCAATAATAAAATTAGTTAGTTGTATTTCTTTTCGTAAGTAGAACATTTTTAGTTCTAAATCTTCTAATTGTTTCGCATAATAATCTAGTTCTGCTTGTTTGCGAACTCTTTGGGAAATAATGTCTTCTAAAAATAATATCTTTTTATCTTTTGGCATTTAATGACCTTTATATTCATTTATGTCATTATATGATTTTGGT